CTTCCCTAAAAACATGGAGAACAAATAATGGTTATGTCATACATGAACCGCCAACTGGACACGTTCGATAAAGTCGCTTCGTGGTACAATAACACTAAACCTCTGGTATCAAAGTGTCATACGTTAGAGCAAGACATACGCCCCCTTGGTGATCGCAAGCGCAAATACGAGCGCATTAAAAAGATCAACGACAACTGTTACGCGCTTATGGATGGGTACTACAGCGGTGACGATGTGTTCGGGTATTGTTGGGGTGACTTCTACACCATGGTAAACGGGGTCAAAACCGCAATTCCAGCAGATAAAGTCACAGACCATATGCGGCGTAACCCAGCGTTGTACGGCAGAGGACCGACTGAAGCCGAGGTCGAGAAGCTGGCTCCTATCGTGTGGCGCAAACATAAAAACGGTACGGAGACAGTGACGATACGTAATGGCACAGGGCAAGGCGCTCACATGTCTAGGTATAGTTTCTTACAGCGGTGCATACCGTCCCACCTGACGTTTCGCATAGAAAACGGCAAACAGTACATATTGTGTGGTGGCCCTGCTGCTGGCAAGTATTATCTGGCTAAAAGTATAACTGTCGCTGCGTGTGACGTGCCACATAGCCCTAACAGATGGAACACGTCTTGGAGTTCACGTGATGATGGCACGGCTCTGTCATTCTTTATCACATCTGGCGACGCATATCTTTCACACGGTGGTAAGCCGATACCGAAAGCCCCAAGAGTGGTTGTAAACAAAGACGCGAAAGCCAAGCTGAAGGCCGAGCTTGCCACGTTTAAAGAGTGGGCGTTCACTATGTTCCCTCTACTGCCCGAAGGTGACAGGGATTATGAAGAGCGTATGCGTAACGAACTAAAGGAACACATGCCTACAAGTCGCTGGGGCCAGTGGAGTATGTTAGGCGTATTTGTAGATAACTGGAAAACAACACGCGAGGTAATAAAAAATGAGGATCACCCACTACGCCTGCATCTAGCTTACTACCTGCTGAATGACACTGACTATAAGTGGCATATGCGAGGTGACCCAAACGCAGGGAACGTGGTGGCGCAATACAATACAAAGATAAACAGGGTATGTAACTTTACTAAAACCGTGAAAGGGTAAAACATTATGGGTATACAGAACATAACACTAGAGGAAGCTAAGAAGCACTCCGCCAGAAACAATACAATCAACCATCCACACGACGATCCGCGAGGCATACATTCTATGGAGCTTTGGACCTTTCGACGTGAGGTTGAACGAGCAATGCGTGGAGCTAAGACCATGGTACGTACTTCCAACACCGCGTATGTATACATGGACGATGATCCGTATGTACTAGGCTGGATTGGCTATGGTGACTTCCAGACCAGCAAAAACGGCAAACACAAGTACGTGGTGTATTCACGGGATATAGATAACTGTAAGTACTCCGAAGGTAAAGAACAGCATTATATGCGTATGGCACTTAATATGGGTACAGCAGTAAAATACGCAGGGGCAGAGCTACGAAGCTATTCGCCTTCCGAGGTTTCGTATGCTGCATCAGCACTAGTGAGAGGTAACGTGCACAGGGTAAAAGATGAGGCGTACGACGCGTATACCGCTAGTCTTGAAGCATTGGGTTTCAGCGATAGCTACAAAGTAAGTAAAGGCAGAGGGGATACTGTACGAGAATTGATAAGTATATTTCAAAGCGGACACGCGTTTTCGCCCGAGGTACATACCAAGATGGAAGATGTTATAGCTAAGAAAAAGATTGCTGACAGGTTCCCCAAACGAGGTATGCTACCCATGGACTTCATACGTGTGTACGAGAAATTTGGTAAGCAGTGTATGGACAAAGTGGCAATCGCTGACATGTACAACTACCACAACACTAGATGGACAAGCGCTCAAGTTGAAGTTTCCACGTTACTTATGAAGGATGTGGACGAAGAGTTGCAAGGTAAGATAGCCGTGATGGGTATGTGTGCAGACAAGCAGTTTGTGGAGGACGTTGGGTACAAAGCTAGTGACGCTATGTTCTACTTCTACACAGAAGATACTACCACGTGAGTTACGTGGATGATAGAACGTACCGCGTAGAGATAGCGTTTGACACTAAAACTGTCGCGGTACAATGTTTTGGCACAGATAGTGTTGACACGGAACTAAAGAGTGATTATAAATCTGTGGGAGCACTACCAACATGGGTACAAGAACGGCTGGCAGCATTGGCTATGTTGCCCGTACCACCGCCACCTAATGATGTAGAGGGTGTAGGTTGTAGGATTGGCCCATACTTGTATTGGGTAGTAAAATAAATAGGGAACTTCCCTAAAATGGAGAACGACAATGACACCCGAAGCTAAAGTTAAAAAGACCGTGGTCAAGCATCTTAAAGCTATGGGCGCGTATTACTTTTACCCTGCCACTGGCGGATACGGTAAGAGTGGCGTGCCTGACATTGTAGGATGTTACAAGGGTATGTTTTTTGGGTTTGAGTGCAAAGCTGGTATCAACAAGCCCACGCCTTTGCAGGAAAAAAACTTGAACGACATACGAACCGCAGGTGGGTTTGACTTGGTTATTAATGAGGCCAACATGCACGATGTGCATAAGTTGGTTGCTGGTGGGCATAGGATACATCAGACGGTGAATTTATCCAACGTAGTTGCCAAGCTGTGAGTGGCAAGCTGGAGAGCTATTAACCGCAGCAGTGTAGGTGGGATTTTTCTCTGCTCCGACGTGTTCTCCATGCGTTGTGAGCGGTCCTTTCGCCCCATGACTACACCGAAGAAACCGCGATAAGGTTAGTCCCTGTGTTAGTTGCACAGGGCAACATAAGGACCAGAGCAAATGAAAATAACACCTGCATTACAGGCAGAGCTAAAGTTTCTGCAAAACGAAGTCCGTAGGATGGATGATTTAATACGTGTTAGAGACAGTGGTAAGTCCGTAGGGCAAGACGCTTGGGTGGCACGTAACGAACTACACAAATTTAAAGATGACCTACGTAAAAAAGGTTACGACATATAAAGGAGAACGCAATGGAAGCAAAGATAAAGGTAACGCAACGTATGCTGAACAAGAGCATTATGGATGCAAATAAATCGGTAGTCGCGTTTGCAAAAGAACACCTACCTGTTAACTACACAGACATTAATAACGGTGAACGCTGCGTGTTTAAAGCGTTGCTTATAGACAAAGACGAAAATATTACACCGTCAGCGTTACGCATGTATAGACGTCCACGGGGCGATAAACTCTTATCAATTATGGGGCTTACAACAAAAGCCAAAGCCAAGGCAGGGGATATAGTGACGTTTTTACCCCACAGTGATGACCTTGGTGGCTTTAGGTATTTCTTAGCTATAAGGGTGACACACTATGAATGAACGTGAACGCGTGGGCTACGAAGAGCTATACAAACAATGTTGGGAGCAGCAAACAAAAAAAGATATGGCCGCTAACCCCAAGTTGCGTGAAATGACGGGTAGCTACAACGCTAGAAACGGTAGGAAGGGCGCATCCTATGGTGAAAAAGGTGGACGCCCTAAATTAGAGCTTACCGAAAAAGCAAAAATGGTAGACCGTATGCTAAAACTAAATATGTCTATTCAAAACATAAGCGAGGTGCTGCAAGTTTCGGACAAGTCCGTAATACAAATTAAATCTCGCTATAACCTTCCTAGAGAAGAAACCAAGGAGAACTAAATGACTAAGAAGATGACTAAGAAGCAAGAAAAAGTATGGGCGTATAAGGTAAAGCACCCTATGGCTACTACGAGGAAGATAGCATTAGAAACTAACTCATCCGTGAGCTATGTGCATAAACTCATGTCCAAGATCGGAACACCGAGAGAAGTGTTAGCTCAACCCCCAGTTGATGTACGTCAAGTAACACGGGGTGGTATATTAGACACAGCCAAACAGTACGTCACCAAAGATCGGGCGGCAGACCACGGCGACATGGAAGATAACTTTCAACGTATCTCTGACCTGTGGACTGCTTATTTGGGCTTTGACTTAATCATTACCAGTAAAGATGTTGCTGTAATGATGGCTTTGCTGAAGGTAGCTCGTATTCATTCTAACCCAAAGCATCCTGATAATTGGGTAGACGCGTGTGGTTATATGGCATGTGGCGGTGAGATAGCAGGTAACCACTAGTGGACCTTATAACCCTAGACTTTGAAACATACTACGACAAGGTTTATTCCTTGCGTAAGTTAACGACAGAAGCCTACGTCCGTGACCCTCTTTTTGAGGTGATCGGCGTGGCTATCAAAGTAAACAATAAACCAACGGAGTGGGCAAGTGGAACAAAACAACAAATCGCTAGGTATCTTGGCACGTTCGATTGGACTGACAGTATGGTACTTGCCCACAATACTATGTTTGACGGTGCTATCCTGTCTTGGTGTTTTGGTATTTGTCCTCGGATGTACGCTGATACTCTGTGTATCGCCCGTGCGCTACATGGCACTGAAGCTAGCGCTAGTCTCAAAGCATTATCTGAACGATACGATATTGGAGTTAAAGGCACGGAAGTCCTTGATGCACTTGGAAAACGACGCGAAGACTTCACAACCGAAGAGTTAGAAGCCTACGGGGATTACTGCATCAACGATGTTGAGTTAACATATAAACTGTTCCGTTTGATGTCGCGTAGGTTCCCAAAGTCGGAGATACGCCTGATAAACCACACGCTGAAGATGTATACTGACCCCACACTAGAATTAGACGTTGACCTGCTGACCTCGCACTTGGATGATATTAAGCAGCGTAAGGATAAGTTGTTAGAGGACGCAGGTTTAACTGACAAGAAAGACCTGATGAGTAATCCGAAGTTTGCCGAGTTGCTTAAAAACTTAGGTGTAACTCCACCGATGAAGATTAGCCCCACCACGGATAAAGAGACGTTTGCGTTTGCCAAAAACGATGAGCAGTTTAAAGCGTTGGCGGTGCACGAAGACGACAAAGTGCAAGCACTGGTATCAGCAAGACTAGGCTTGAAGAGCACGCTGGAAGAAACTAGGACGCAGCGTTTTATAGATATAGCAGGACGTGGCCTCTTGCCTGTACCTGTAAGATATTATGCAGCGCACACAGGTAGGTGGGGTGGCGATGACAAGATCAATCTGCAGAACCTACCCAGCCGTGGGCCTAACGGTAAGAAATTAAAGAGCAGCATTGTGGCTCCCGAAGGTCATTCTCTAATAGACTGTGATAGTTCGCAAATCGAAGCCCGTGTGTTGGCGTGGTTAGCAGAGCAAGATGATTTAGTTGACCAGTTTGATAAAGGCGAAGACGTATACAAACACATGGCGTCTGCTATATATGGCGTACCAACAGATGAGGTAAGTAAGTCACAACGGTTTGTGGGTAAGACTACAATTCTCGGTGCTGGTTACGGCATGGGCGCGGTGAAATTCCAAGCGCAGTTGGCAGGGATGGATGTGGATATAAAACTAGACGAGGCTAGGCGCATCATAAATATATACCGCGAAACCAACGGAGCAATCAGCCAGCTATGGGTCGATGCAAACAACATGATACAACACATGCAGCGTGGAGATAACGTGCAGTTTGGGCGCGAGGACGTGTTGAAAGTAAACGCACGTAACAATGCTATAATATTACCCTCTGGTCTGCCTATGTTTTATCATGGGTTAGCTGTAGAGAAAACTACTAGTGGTACAGAGTACACTTACAAAACCCGAAAAGGTCCAAACAGAATTTATGGCGGTAAAGTTGTGGAGAACGTGTGTCAAGCTATTGCACGTTGTATCATAGGGCATCAAATGTTGTTGCTTGCCAAGCAATACAAAGCTGTGCTAACTGTACACGATTCAATTATTATATGTGTGCCCGACGAAGAACTGACCGCAGCGCGAACATATATGGAAGAATGTATGAGCCAAACGCCTCACTGGGCTGAAGGTCTACCTATAACCTGTGAGAGTGGCACAGGTAAATCATACGGAGAATGTGAGTGACAGCTAAAGTAGCGCCGTGGTCGTTTAGTAAGATTAAAGACTACGATCAATGCCCCAAGCAATATTACCACAAACATATCTTGAAAGAGATACCGTTTAAACAAACAGAGGCGACTTTGTACGGCACGGCGTTTCATACCGTAGCTGAAGATTTTATTGGTAAAGACATACCCGTCCCCGCAAAGTTTAGTTTTGCGGAGAAACTCCTAACATCCTTGAAGAACAAAAAGGGCGTTAAGTTGTGCGAAATAAAATTGGGTTTGACTAAAAACTTAGAAGACTGTGATTTCTACGCAAAGGACGTGTGGTTTCGTGGTGTAGCGGACTTGGTTATTATGGATGGTGATACCGCAACGGTGGTAGATTATAAGACAAGCAAGTCAGCAAAGTACGCGGATAAAGGTCAGTTAGAACTTATGGCTTTGGCCTTATTTGCTAGGTATCCGCAGCTTAAAAAAATACGTGCTGGGTTGTTGTTCGTTATAAGTAATAACTTGGTAAAAGATACCTACATGGGGTATGATACTGGCAAACTGTGGGAAAAGTGGTTAGGCAAGTACGGCCAAATGCAAACATCCGCAGACGAAGATGTGTGGAACGCACGCCCTAACGGGTTATGTAGACGCCACTGTCCTGTAATCGAATGTGTTCACAACGGAGCCAACTGATGAAGAAACCGCGCAAGAAACAAGTTAACGCCCCCGTGGGTAGTGCAACCTTTGAACGCCGTATGGAGCGCCAACGTGCTAGGCGCAAAGTAGATAAAGAAGGCGCAGATCGTAACGGTAACGGTAAAGCAGACAAGCGTGAGGGCAAGGACGTTAGCCACAAGAAAGCTCTGGTAAAGGGCGGCAAGAATAAAGATGGGATACGTATAGAGAGTTCAAGCAAGAACCGAGCGCGTAACTACCAGAAGAAAAAGTAATTTAGGGAAGTTCCCTAAAAGGAGAACTACATGAAGATCATCGACGGTAAGGCGTTGCTGCTAAAGCTACGCAATCCAAAACGTGTCACTGAAGTCATTCCTAAAAGCCAAGCTGTACGTAAAAACGAGGTGTTGGTAAACTGGGGTGTTGACGAAATACACACGCTTAGAAACTTAAACATCAAAGCACCGTCACCCATTCAAACACAGTACAAGTGGACAGGTAAACATGCACCCTTTTCGCACCAAAAAAAGACCGCTGCATTTCTGACTATGAACCGCAAAGCATTTTGTTTTAATGAACAAGGTACTGGCAAAACAGCCAGTGCTATCTGGGCTGCGGACTACCTGATGAAGCAAGGTAAAATAAAACGTGTGCTCGTTATATGTCCTTTGTCTATTATGGATAGCGCATGGCGTGAAGACCTGTTTACCTTTGCTCCACACCGTAGCGTGGATATAGCTCATGGCGCATCAAATAAACGCAAACAGATCATAGAGCAAGGCGCAGACTTTGTGGTAATAAACTATGACGGTGTAGAAATTGTGTCCGAAGAGATAGCGAAAGGTGGATTCGATCTGATAGTAGTTGACGAAGCTACGCACTACAAGAACGCGCAGTCTAAACGGTGGAAGATACTCAACAAACTCGTCAATGATAACACGTGGTTATGGATGATGACGGGTACACCTGCCGCGCAGTCACCGTTGGATGCGTATGGTTTGGCTAAGTTAGTTAACACAAATGCAGTGCCACGTTTCTTTGGTTCGTTCCGTGACATGGTTATGACAAAGATTACACAGTTTAGGTGGATAGTAAGACCCGAAGCGACAGACCTTGTGTATAGGGTGTTACAACCTGCGATACGGTTTACCAAAGAAGAATGTCTTGACCTGCCTGATATGACATACGTTAAGCGAAAAGTAGAGCTTACACGTCAGCAGCAAAAATACTACGACACGCTAAAAAAGAAACTGGTTATGAAGGTTGGTGATGACGAAGTTACCGCTGTGAACGCGGCAGTCATTATGAACAAGCTATTACAAATATCCGCAGGTGCTGTGTACACAGACGAAGGTGACACCTTAGAGTTTGACATCAAGCACAGATACAAAGTTTTACGTGAAGTCATAGACGAGAGCAGTCAGAAAGTATTGATCTTTGTGCCATTCAAACACACCATAGATATTTTGGTGGATAAGCTACGCAAAGACGGGATCAACACAGCCGTGATACGGGGCGATGTGCCTGTGTCTCAACGTACAGATATATTTAAACGCTTCCAAACAACAGATAATCCACGCGTGTTAGTTATACAGCCGCAATCGGCAGCGCACGGTGTTACATTAACCGCAGCTAATACTGTGGTGTGGTGGGGGCCGACACCTTCCTTAGAAATCTATGCACAGGCAAACGCTAGGGTGCACAGGTCAGGGCAGAAGCACCCATGTACTGTTGTACAACTACAAGGTTCTGCTGTAGAAAAGCGTGTTTACTCATTACTTGATAACAGAATAGACGTACACACAAAAATGATAGATTTATACAAAGAACTACTTGACTAGCTTACTAAACACTACTAGATTGTAATTCTCGTTATTGTAGGAGAGAGCGATGAGCGAAAGTTCTGACATCCCTGCGGACAAGCTAACAAAGGCTTACATAAATATAAGGGCGGAAAGAGCGTCTTTGTCTGCGGAGTTTAAAGAAAGAGACGGAGCGTTGGTTCGCCAACAGGATGTCTTGAAGAAGGCGTTATTAGACTACTGTGATTCTCACAGTGTTGAAAGCGTACGAACCTCTGAAGGTTTGTTTTTTAGGTCTACTAAAACCAAATATTGGACTGGTGATTGGGATCAAATGTACAGCTTTATAAAAGAGCATGACGTGCCCGAGTTTTTGGACAGGCGGTTAAACCAGACTAACGTAAAACAATTTTTAGAGGAAAACCCAGACGTTATGCCCAAGGGTATGAACGTAGATACCGAGTATGTCATATCAGTAAGGAAGAAATAATGGCACAACCATTCGTACCAATAGAGGATTTGGCAAAACATTTTGCTGTATCAATCTCTACTATCCGTGCGTGGGTACGACAGGGACACGTCCCTAAAGACACGTACATAAAAATCGGTAACACGTATCGGTTTAACAAAACCTCAGTAACAGAGGCGTTAACAAAAACTGCACAAGATGTGGATGAGACGCCTATGGAAGAGCAGCTAGAATTTGATTTCAACGCTGACGAAGACGTATAAGCCAGAAGGAGAATAACATTGGCAGAACAATATATCATTGAGAACGTGGAAGCGTTATGGCCCAAACTTGACCAGACGTATGTCTATGACCAAAAAGTAAAACGTAGCGTTCCGTGTAATCCACGCGATCAAAATGCGGAGTTTTCTATTGCGTTTCGCATGAAGGAGAACACAGCCAAAGCACTGTTTATGCAGATGAAGGCTGCATACGATGCTAACAAAGGTGATGCTTGGGAACCCAAGTTGGCTAATCCGTTTGTCAAAGATGACAACGGTACGTACACGCACAAGTCAGTAATAAAAGGCGCGTATAAGGGTCAGGTAACCAGCAAGCCTATACAATTTGATTCTCAAGGCAACACAATGCCCGACGAGTTTCAATTAACAACGGGCAGCACTGTAAATGTTTGCGTGCAGTTAATACCTTATGATTTCGGTGGTAAGCAAAGCGTATCGCTGCGCCTTAAAGCCGTGCAGGTGATTAATCTTATTCCTATGGAAATACGTAACCCATTTAGTAAGGTTGAAGGTGGTTTTACCATTGACGACACGAACCCGTTTGCTGCATCATCAAAACCTACTAAGAGCAATAACGTCTTGGATGACATGGCTAGTACGGGTTTTGACGAAGAAGCGCCAGTGAAAAAGATTGCTAAAAAAGCAACAACACCGCCGCCAGCTTCAGATGAGGTAGAGCTTGGGGCCATCATAGAAAACTGGGACGATTAATATGTTCCCTACCACGGCTGCTTATGTGGCCGTGGTTAACCTTATGATGAGTGGTGACAATGGAAACGAAAAGATTTTTAGACCTTGTGTTAGCGCATGAGGGTAATTATTGCGTGTGGGCCAACCGCACCATTAAAGGGCAAAGAGACCCAGAAATACAACAGAAGTTTTACCCGTCCGTAGATCACGTTATAGATGCCGCTAACGATTTAAGCGCAAACGGGTGGAACGCTTTCTTTGCTATGGGAACCTTTGAGAACACAAATTCACGCAAAGCGGACAACGTGCAGTGGATGAAGTCGTTTTTCTTAGATTTAGATTGTGGCCCCGACAAAGAATTTATGTCGCAAGAAGCCGCGATAGATGAACTAAAAGATTTTTGTGATGAGTACGAGTTACCTACACCTACGCTTGTTAACTCGGGACGTGGCGTACATGTGTATTGGATACTATCCAACTCAGTATGTAGAGACGATTGGTGGCCTGTAGCTTCGCGGTTAAAAGTATTGTTTCCCAAGGCAGACCCTGCGCGTACAGCGGATGCTGCTAGTATACTACGTGTACCTAAGACACGTAATTATAAATACGATACGCCTTTGCCTGTCGATTTTTACGGCATATCTACGCCGACTACGGTAGACTTCGATGTTTTTTCAGAGTTGCTGGGGGGTGCGCCGATACCAGTACCCAAGCGATATTCGCCTAACAGCGCTGTAAGTGCATTTCAAGATGCTATGAATAAGAGCCAACAGGGTAGCTTTAAACGTATGCTTGATAGGCTGCGGAACGGCACAGGTTGCGAACAGATACGCTACATAATATCTAATCAAAAAACTATATCTCACGACATGTGGCGCTCTGGGTTATCCATAGCCAACGTATGTAAAGATGGAGACAAGGCAGCAGTGCTGATGTCGTCCAAGCACGAAGACTATGACTTTCACGCTACGCTACGCAAGATGCAAGACACGGGTGGCCCACATTTTTGTTCTACGTTTGAGACGCATAATCCCGACACTTGCACAAAATGTCCACACAAAGGTAAAATATCTACTCCTGCGATGTTGACCAAAGAAGTAGTTGAAGCAGACCCAGACGATAACATAGTAGAGGACATCACAACCAAGACACCAAAAATTCATACAATACCAACGCTGCCTAAACCATATTTTCGTGGGCAGAACGGTGGGGTGTACATACGGACTAAGGACGCGGACGGAAACCCAGACGAGATTTGCATATACCACTACGACTTTTATGTTACACGCAGACTACACGATGTAGAGTTAGGTGAAGTTGTAGCATTTGCTCTGCATCTACCCAAAGATGGGGTGCGAGAGTTTACCATACCACTAACCGCAATTACGTCTAAAGAAGACTTTCGCAAGAACATGGCGATGAAGGGCATAACCGCCTTTGGCGCGGACGTGGAGAAACTTATGAAATATACAGCAGCATGGATTAATGAATTGCAACAGACAACAACCGCTAGTGAAGCGCACCAACAGTTTGGCTGGACTGACGATGACACTATGGATGAGTTCGTGTTAGGCGATCAGCTTATTACAGCCAACGGTATAGAATATAACCCACCCTCTAGTAAAACAGCAGGGCTTATTGATGCTTTTAAACCCAAGGGCACTATGGAGCGAAACAAAGAGATACTGGACTTTTACGACCGTGAAGGTATGGAGCTACAACAGTTTACAGTGTGTGGGGGTTTTGGCACGGTGCTAATGCCACTGACGGGGCTGTACAGTTTGGGCGTGAATTTGTTTGGAGAGACAGGTGGCGGTAAGACCACTGCTATGTTTGCAGGTACGTCTATATGGGGTGACCCTGCGCCGTTGACATTAACAAAAAAAGACACAGACAACTCTCGCATGAACCGTGCGGAAGTAATGCACAACCTTATGTTGAACACTGACGAGATGACGAACACTAAAGGTCAAGCTGTGTCAGACTATGCGTACCAACTATCTGAAGGTAAACAGAAGAACCGCATGGCAGGTGGTGGCAACATGGAACGTGTTAGAGGTAAGCCATGGCGACTGATAGCTTTTTCTACGGGTAACGTAAGTTTTTATGCGCAGATGCAAATAGCAAAAGGTGATGTGAAAGCCGAGATGCAACGACTGTTAGAGCTACGAGTGGATGACATGCCGTTGGTTGTAGTAGACCCGTTGGTAGGTGAAGCACTATTCCGTGACGTACAGAATAATTACGGCCACTTCGGACCTACCTACGTGCAGCACGTGATAAAAAACAAAGAAGAGATAGCCGCTAGATACAAACTTATTAAGAGCAAGGTAGACAAAGCGGCAGGGTTAACTAACGTAAATCGTTTCTGGTCTGGTGGCTGTGCGGCTATATTGACGGGGGCTTCGGTAGCAAAAGAAGCAGGTATAATTAACTACGATTTAAAGAAATTGTATAAGTGGGTTGTATCTATGTTGACCACAGTTAAGGCTTTTGTAGACGATAGCACAGCGTCCGTGCAGACATTGGTAACAGAGTTTGCGGCTGAAAACTGGGGTAACATACTGAAAATCAAGAGCACGGAAAGTGGACGCAACGCAGAAGGTATAACCTCTATGGTCGTACCAGAGAAAGACCCACGTATGCTTGTAGCTCGTTTTGAGCCTGACACTGAAATGTTATACATAGTGCCAAAATACTTTAAGACGTGGCTCGGTGAACAGAAGCTGGACTACACAAGTACATTGGCAGGTATGGAGCAGCAGATGGGGGCTAAAAAAATTACAATGCGTATAACCAAAGGCACTAACTTTAACTTACCTGCAACACGGGCAGTAGCGGTGAAATTAGAAGGGCTGGGCAGTGTACCAAAAACCGTTACGGATTGATGATTTAAGCCCCGACAAAGTTAAGGTCATAGTAGACTGGGAGGTTATGGTCGTCGGAGCGTCGGTGTTTGTACCTTGTGTGGACACTGTGAAGGCAAAGCAGCAAACAGAAAAAATCGCAGAGCTAAAAGGGTGGAAGACCGAAACTCGCGTGCGTATAGAAAATAATATGTTTGGGCTTCGCATCTGGAGGACGGTGTGATATAGTTGCCGTGGCAGGTTCTGACTTGTCGTTCTCCTCCTGACTGGCCCCGCTGATCTTTAGCGGGGTTTTTTTTTATTGCTTATACTCCCTGCGCCCCTGTTCTAACGTATCGCGGTACAGCGAACTAAGCGTTACACCGTTGTACATTTCAGTCGATGTTTTCATGTGTTGTTTCATAGACCGATCTATAGTTTCGCCATCTATGGCTGCTTCTGGGTGCCGTTTACTGAACGCAAGCATATCTTTGTTTACGTCATTAGCAGCCTCATAGTCTCCTACACGGGTAGCCACATAGTATTTTTTCAGTAGCTTTGAACGTTTTTTATTAACAGCTATATCTATACGTTTGCTATTTTGATTTTGTTCTTGGCGGAATGTATATTCGGTTGGGGGAAAACCAAGTATCTGCGCTACTAACTCACCGCCTGTTATGTCATCGTATATTGGATCGGCTCGTCGTGTAAACGCGCCACCTTCTTGGGCGTACCTACCGAACGTAGCTTTGTAAAAATTTGTTCCAGCCACAGGCAAAAGACTTTCGATGCCTCGACTAAACTCACCGTCAAGTATGTCTCGACCACCACGTAAAATCCTTTTGGTTACGCTAAACGCAGGGCCGCCAAGATAATGTCCAAGTTGTTCTTCCAAAGACGGATCATTATTAAAGCGGTTTTCTTGCAGTAGTAACCCTGTCAACGCGGTTCGACTAGCTACGTCTATGCCAGCAAACTCAGTGATAGCGCCTTTATACCAGCCCTCACCTACGTATTTACGCACAATAGTGTCAAAATCATCCTCTTCATCATCACGGAAGAATAAGTCGGCCATCATCTGCACGGCACCGTACAGTGGAATACCCTGTATACCTGCAAAGAACAACGCCGTACCGTGTAGCCCCAACAGTTGTTTTACAGCGGCTTTACGCTCGGGCGACCCATCCTTACCGAATAACTTACCTTTGTCGCTGTCCATTGCAATCTTGGCTGCTTTAAACATGCTGTAGTACATCTGTAGCCCGTAGCTCTTGTACATAAACATGACACGTCCGTACCCTTGACGTGCTATGGGTGGCGCTGTCTCTAAGAATGACCCACCATTCGTTTCTTGAGTTTCTCGTATGGCTTGTTCTGCGGCAAGCTGCTCACGTTGAGCGGAAGGTAAATTTTTTGTTTTGGGGTCTTTGCCTACGGCCTGCAAAGCTAATCTATAAGACGTGACAAGCGTTACTTGGCGGTTAAACTGCTCCCCATGGTTAAACAGGTACGCAGATAAAACTGAAATGTTATCCATAGCAGTGCCTGCCCTACCACTTCTGGATATGCGACCCGACTCATCTAAACCAAGAGCTTCCGCAAGATACCCCTGTCCAAGTTGTCCACGTTGCATGGCTTCGGACACTAAGGGTTTAAGTTCTTCTAATTGTTTTTTACGTTCAGGGGGAATATCTTTTTTGACTACAAGCACGCCATCATCACGTATATCGTAGTTATTTAACAACGAGTTTTTAGAACCACCTACTAACGTGCCAGCTTCTTTTACCGCTGTATAGGCAGCGCCGTACCCATACTTAGCGCCCAAGAAGGGCAGCACAAACAGAGGCACTTGCGATAAGTTTACTAATGCGGACGAAGCGTTAAAACCTATAGTTGCGATAAATGCTGTCTGGTTAAGCCTACGTCCTATGGCTTCAAGATTTTTGTTTTGAGCGCCTTCGCTTGCGAACTGTGCGCGGTCCAATAGTTCCGCTTGTACTTCCTCAAACGGTGCGCGTAAAGATTGTGCAGCTCTATTTGTAATACCTTTGCCCTGCACAGCGTCAATGGGAGTTTTTCGGCCAAGAACTTCTCTTTGGAAGGCCCGTAGTTTGGCAGAGGTGCGTAGTTTCTCTGTCTGCCCTGCTAGATCGTACGCTTTAGACTTCATAGCAAAGACTGAATCTTGAATAAATCCCGGCGTACCTTGACGTTTCTGTAGTGACTTAGCAAAAGATGTTTCGGGCAGTGTATCTATAAACAACCGCATAATCTGCTCTTGTACGTCATTGTCAACACCGTTTGCGTCTAAGGCATCTAGCGTTTGTTTTACAAAAGAATTGCTTGGAGCTTGTCTAAATGTAGCTAGTGTTAGTTCCCCATCTTCAGTGGTAACACCCGTAAACGCAGAGTTGTTTTTTATTTTTCTAGCCGCTGCGTCTCGTTCTGGTGCCGTGGTAAACATACGCACGATAAGAGCTTCTCTGTCAGAGCTTGGGTTTTTAGCAGCGTATGTTAACTTATATGTACCTTCGCGCACCAAGGGAAAATACACATCTAGTGTGGTCTTATCAAACAACCTAGCGTACACCTCGTTCTTTAGTTTCTTGGCTTCTTTAGTTTTGTCACCCATAAGGCTATCTATCTCACCAAACACAACGTCGCGCATCTTTTCGTATTGTGTGCGGTAGTGGTTACGCATATCCAGATAAGCCTTCTGCCCACCGTTTTTCTCTAAGGCGTTCCAATCTGCACGCTGCTCGTCCCATACTTCCAGTTTGGTTTCATCGCGGTTGCCATCCCTAAAGGCAATATTTATTTTATCAGCTTTGTCTTTGCCTTTATTGGCTTCAAAATTAAGACGTTTTACTTCTGCATCACGGGCCTTCTTATCATTGTACGCTATACGCTTGCCCGTGACTGTGTTTTTTAACCAGAACTTAGAGTATTCAGTACGAGCTTTTGTTGGGTCTACTTGGTATATCGTAGCGCCATACTTGTCGTTGTATATCAAACGGTCCAAAGTTTGTTTCATCTCAGGACTAACGCTATTTGTCCAAGTTATAATTTTATCTATTTCACGTTTGACTATTTCGTTTGCTCTACGGATGTCACCGCGTTGATCGTTGACAATTTTATCTAATACAAAACCAAGTTTCTGCAGCCCTGTGGCTTCAGCAATTTCTGCTAGCCCTTGTAACCCAGTCAGTCGGATCAGTAGTCTCCTAGATTTAGCACTTGCGGTTCTCATAAACTGTGTTGAGTCAAACTTAAATTGTTTGCGCCCCTCTGGACCCAAGGACTGTTGTGTTTTATCCAACATCATTTTAGCGGCTTTTTTAGCAACGTCGGGTGTAGACATCATAAGAAGTTGACCAGAGTTACGGTACTTTGGCGCAGGGGCTAGGACACCTTCAGCAAACTTGTCTGTTATGTCCAAGGAAGTTATGGCATTTGTTTCAAGCCCCATAAGCGTACGCACATAGTTTCCTACAGAGTTTAGGAACCGCCGTAACGCACCAATAGGCTCTCCCTTTGCATTTATTTTGGCTAAAGTAGAACGAAACTCTGGGTTGCTCATCGCCTCAGATAGAAACTCATCTACGTCTTTAGCGCCGTACACTGTACCAAGCTGATCTTTTACGTCGTTAAAAAGTTTTGTAAGTTGTTTAGTAAGTGGGTGTGACTTGTTAGACAGTGTATTGCTAGCCGCTGCGTGCACCACCTCATGTAATATTGTGTGCGTATTGATACCAGTGTCTGCGTCGAGCATTACTGTGTTAGTCTTAGGATCAAACAAACCTGCTGCTGGTCGTCCATCTTCGGCCTTCAAGTTTTTCTTAATGACAACCTTTGTAGTGCCCACCAAACTGGCTAGTTTTTTAGCTAATTTACGTACTTGTTGGCTTGGTGAAGTTTCTTCCAGTCTAGATAGCGCAACGCCCAAGTTGCCATCTTTAATCGCAGCCGTAACTGCGGGGTGTTGAGGTAAATCTAAACCTACAACTGCGTTTGCTTCTAACAACTTCTTTTTAAACGTGCGTATGAAACGTAATTGTTTTTCTACATCGTAGTTTTCAACATCTTTGGCTTCGCGTGCAGCGTCTTTTGCATCAAGCTCTGCTTCGCGTGCGGCTTTGTCTCTAGCTTCTTGTACAGGATCAGACACGCCTTGAACTTTAAGCTCCGCTACAGTTCTGTTTGCATCTGCTACTTTGTTTAAATCTGCAGCTATCTTAGCGGTGGTAACTTCTAACCATTTTTTGCCAGTGTTATCTAAATTTTTATTGGCCCAAGCAACCATTTTTTCTGCTGCTTTACCGCCCGTACCTTTTAGTAGCGGATCGCCTCTGACTTGAGGAGTGCCATCAGCCATATCATATATAGCTGCATATATGCCTTCTGCGGGGTTAGGGTATAGCCCCAGATAAGTTACAACCGCATCCATTCCTGCTTTGTCCCGTGACTTGACAGGAGTTTCTACAATTTTCAGTATCTTGCGGTTTTCTGCTGGAGTAAACGGATCACCTTTTACAATGTTATTTTCGGGGTTGTACTCACGTTTACGTTGGTCAGTAGCAGTGTCATCCCAACGTTTTTTAAGTTTTGCTCGTACGTTTTTAGCCGCCACTTCTTTATCTACTGCTTGCTCCTCAACTTTATCTTTGCGTGTAGGCTGAGATGCTTTTGTGGACACAAAACGTACACCACCTTTAGGTTTTGTAGTCTTAGTTAGTTCAGGAAACGTAGGCATTACTGAGCGTTTGATGCTGTCAGGTTGATCCGTAGCTGTCTTTATTGGATCGGGCTTAACGATTTTTGTTCCATCAACTGGTCTAGGCTCCAACTTAGCGCTTCCCAGTCTGTTACTTCTAGGTGGTTTAATTCTTTTGGCACCTTCGGGGGTATTGGAAACATTAACAACATCTGAGGATTGTCCTTCTGCTCCCACATCTGGTCCAACAGGTAAAACGCTTGCTCCACTTGTTTCTGGCTGAGTTTCTTTACTTTGGACATTAGCGGCTCCTATTTTTGCGGGGGGTTCGTCGCCAACGCGTTTAGGCGCTCTACTAACATCTGCTGGAAATACAAATTGTTCTTCGTTGGCTGTACCAAGCGCAAAGTCTGTAGGAGCATCAGAGTCTCTTATAGGTTGTGCTTGCGCAACTTCGGCAATTTTTTTCTTTACTGCTAACTTTTCATTGCGTGTAAGATCGGTACGCGGCATACCCGCAGCGGCTAGAGCTTTCTGTACACTACGTTCTGTGTTTACTAAACTGCTTGTTGTGGATTTAGCTAACGTGTCATCTACTATTTGTTTACGACGTGTTGCTGCTTGACGGAACGGTGCTTCTTCTGCTGTCTTTACTAAAGGCTCTGCTGTACGTGCAGCTAAATCTTTCTCTTGTGCCTCGGCTCTGGCACGACGTACCGTTGCGTTAGCATCTTGAGCTTCGTCCTGTTGTATTAGGTCTAAAAGGTCAGTCTCAAGTTTTGGTTCTGGTTTTGTAGTTTTAGGTGTAACAGGATCAATTTCTTCTTGTGCACGTAAATCATCACTTAACGCGGCTTCGGGACGTTCTTTTCGCGCCTGTTCTAATTCTGCGGCTAATAAGTCGGGTTGTTCAAACCCAGTCATATCATCTTGTTCTAATGCTGTTTGGTCTAAGCGACGACGTGCCGCTGCTTGTACTGCGCTACGACCTTCTCTAGCATCCGCTGTAGCTGTAGCCATACGTGAAGGCGGTATTTCTACGTCAGGAGTTGTTAGTTCATCTTCAATTTCTTCTTGTGCACGCCCTGCCAAAGCTGATCCGCGTTTAGCTATTTCCTCAGACGCAACACGCTCAAGGTCAGGTAAAGTTACCCCTGTGCGTGCTACAATGTTTTGCATATTTTCAAGAGTTATATTTCCCTCAGTGTCAAGCATCTTGCCTACATCTGCACGGGCTTGGATTGTTGCTCCTGTGCGCTGCTGGCCTATTTGTTTTGGTGGAGCAGGCAACAACCCTGCAATGCCTTCACGTTGATCTTCAACCTGTAATGGTTCTGCGCGTTGATCGGTAATCTGTAATGGCCCTGCGTCACCTCTGGCTCTAGGTGTAGCGAGATCAAGTAATGCTTGTGCTAGAAAACCAACAGAACCGCCGTATCCAGCCGCTTCTCCTGACCCTTCAAATGTACCTTGTTCTGGATTATACCCCTGTTCAATCATGTTTTGAGCTATGCCAGATGCAACTTCTTGCCCCATTTCAATGCCACCCTCACGAGTAGCACGAGCAATACGATTTACTATTAATTCAACAGGTTTGGCTTCACCTTTGTATAACTGTTTAATACCTTTAACCAAACGACCTACAGGTATTAATTCTAAAGCACCCGGAAGTATACCTTGAAGCGCAGCTAAGTTACGTTCCCCTTGTGTAGCGCCAGCGGCTCTTGCGCGTTCACTAGCTTCTCCTGACCCCGCAGATACAGCTAATCCAGCCCCTGCAAGAGGGTTTACAAGCGACGCACCGACTATACCTGCAAAAGAACCTGCGGCTTCGCTAAACTTACGCGGTACACTTTCCTCTAAGTTAAAATCAGGGGCTACATAATCTTGCACAGGTTTAAATGCTGATTGTATTCCGCTACGCACTACGTTTTCTGCGCCTTCAGGTAATAGTGTGGCTACACCTAGTGCGCCAGATTCAAGCACATTAGCAGCGCCACTAATTACACCTTTTGGTATTTCGCCAACTCTGTCTAAGAACGAAGGTTTTCTGCTACGGGCAATACTTTCCATAGCATCTGCTTGAGTGCGTAGAGCACCGCCAAAACGTTCTGCTCCTGCTCGTACACGACGATCTGCTTCTACTCTATCGCTATTTCTAACTAGAGATAGTAATTCTTGTTTGGTAGCACCTGCAGGAGCTTGTACGCGTACCGTGTTGCCATTAGCATCCGCGAGTTCATATAAAGCCATTTACGTGCCTCAGTTAAATGTGCGTGATTCTGTCTGCCCTTGCTTGGCAGCGTTGGGATCAAATATCTCTTTTACTGTAACGTCCTCGTCTTTAGTGTTAAAATCAAATAAATTTATACCACTATCAGCCATACTGTATGCTGAAATCATACGTTGTAAAGCAATCATGCTAGCTACAGCCCCTCCATCAGTCATAAGAGTAAGCCCCTCTATAACTTGTTGTTCTAGTTGAGTTAGTACTTCTCTAATTTTTTTTGCCTCGGGCGCAGTTTCTGACCCAGCTAACTCAAGTAATTTTTGCTGCAGTTGACCGTATGGTGTTGCAGGATTATTTGACCCTAAAATTTCTTTAGCAGTATTACGTAATTCTGTTTTTTCAGCAGCTAACAATTTTTTTAACTCAATAACGTTGGTACGCAAGTTTTCGTTACGTTTTAAGTTTAGTTCTGCATTTTTTATGGCGATTTCTGTTTTAGCTTTGTATTCATCGGACAGAGCTTTATTTTGATTTTCACTAAGTTTGTTAGCCAAGTCAATAGCGCCTCTAAGTTCACTAGTCCTTGTTCTAACTAACTCTTTCATTAACGCTTGTTTATTATTAATTGATTGCATGTCAAATTTAGCATTAAACTCTGCAATTTTCTTTTTATAATCAAAGTTTTCTCTATCTGTAGCACCTAATTGACTTTGATTAGCAACATTAGTTTGTTGTTCTAACGCTTGTTGCCCTATTGCCAGTGCTTGGTCATTTGCTATTAGGTTAGCAGCAAAAGTACGTGCTGCAGTTTTATCCGCTTGGGTACGGCTAGCGGCGTTTTCACCTGAAATACCACCTTGACGTACTAACTCTGTATCAGTTTGAATACCAAGATTTTCTAAATTAGCTAGTGTAGCTAAACCTTTACTTTCTAAATCGTCAAAACGTCTTTCTGCTTCTACGTAGCCTTGTCCAATACCGCCTCTACCATACTTAGCTCCACCACCAAATGTCTCTAGACGTTTTAATTTTGCCATTCTAGCGGGGTCTAATTGACGATCTATAAACGCCTGACGGTCAGCAACTTGTCTATCATATGTATCCTTTTTTTCTTGTCTACCACTATACGCATCGTAAGCTCCTCGCGCAGAAGCTCCTGCCGCAGCAGGGTCTAAATTAAAATTGTCTGCGCTAGATTGAATTAATGCCCGTCTTGCGTCTAATGCTTGCGGCGTTAAATACGTTTCGGGCGATACAGGTTTTAATTCCGCTGTATCTATTGTTCTAGCTTCTAATGGATCAATATTAGCCATTTTTGCTGTTTGATCTTGTGCCGCCTGAGCGGACGCTATGGCCGTATCTAGTTCTGTTTGGTAACTAGGGTCTACTAATGTAGTGGGGTCAGACGGTATATACGGTACAGGAGCTTTTGCTTGTGGGGCTGTTTGAGGTTGTGGACCCACTGAAGGAAGAGTATTTACATCTGCCGTTAAATCAGTTTTTAAACCTGTGTCTAGTGCAGTAGAATTAGTTTGTTCAGGAAGAACAGGCATTGTTGATAAATCAAAATTAGTAGGGTCATAAGGTGTAATGGCTAGTTTTTCTAGATTTTCATAACTCAATTCTCCAGCACGTAATTTTGAAATAACATCTTTAGCGTACTGCTGACTTTCATCAGTTTGTTCTGTGAACGAACCAACCAGTGCACTGGCAGGGCCATATTTTTCTGATATTATTGCTTCTAGTTTACTTTCTGGAGTCCCTGCTGTGTATGCGCTGCCTATAGGGGCAGATAACTGATTCATAAAATCAAGGAAGTCCCTGACAATAGGTGTCTTTGCTTTTGATGTATCGGTTGAGGCAGCTTCAGCAGCTTCAATAGCTGCTAACGCACTGGCAGCAGCAGGGCTGTCCTCGTCTAGTTGTTGTATACGTCTTATCTCTGCATACGCATTAAATGGTAACATTTTTTTTAATTGGTCTCTTTGCTGTTCCGACAAAGTAACTTTTTTACCTTCGGCAAAACCTACAATACCACCTTGAGCGCGTTTAACTGTTGCAGGGTTAGTAAGACCTGTACCCATACCCGCTACTTTTAAGTTGGCCGCGTCATTTACTCCACCGCCCCGAGAAGTACCACGTAAACCAGCAAGACCCTTTTCTGCCACAGCGTTTAAATTTTTCTGTCGTTTGGCGTTTTGAGTGCCTATCGCACCGCTTACATTTTTAACCGTGTCACCCATGGTTTGTTTTTGCATCTGCAACGCTTCACGTTCCATTTGAGAACGTATAGTAGCAGGGTCTTGTTCCATAGATAACGAAAGTTCACGTGCAGCAGCAGCTTTTTCATTCTTTAGTTTCTGTAACGCCATAAGGTCTAGCAAGTCTTTACTTACTGCGGCTTTCTGCTGCAACTTTTGCGGCTCGTTTCTGTAAACGTCCATACGGTTGTTTACTTCTTGCCCAATACCACCGTTAAAATCAGTTAAAGACATTATGCGTTTCCTGACTGTGCTGCAAGTGTTCTAATTTGTAAATCTTCTGCATCTTTCTTTTTTTGCGCTTCTGTTTTTCCAAACAAAGTACTTAACAAACCTTCAACATCCGCAGCATCAGAAGTTAATCTAGCTAAATAATTTGGTTCTTCGTAGCTAACCGCTTGTGATTCAAGAGGCAAGTTTTGCAGCAGCGACGCCATGTACTGCACTTTTTTCAGCGGGTCATCACGTTCTTCTTCAAACTGCAACCTGTCTGCCACTATACCTTCAGATTCAATGTCACGTTGTATACCACCTGCACCAGCTAGCCCAGCTAAACCTTCTAAGCCGTATTCGTTTATCGCTTTTTGTCCATCTATACCTCGGTCTTGCTCAACATTAAACTGCCCCATAGCTTGTGTAAAAGCATCCGCATAACCTCTACCTGTAATTCCAGCTAGATTTGCCTGCAACGCACGTTGGTTCTCTCCCTCTAACACAGCCTGACGTGACCCTCCAAATGCCCCTGCTTTGGTTAAACGTCCAGCATTAGCGATACGGTCTATCTCGGATTGCCTGCGTGCTTCATCAATTTGCGGTTGTAATGCAGACATTATGTAGGGGTTCATATATTGAGCGGCAGTGTCGGCTGTAAACGTCTGCGGGTTAAACTGTCCCATACCGCTAGTAAAATCTAAACTACCAAGACCTTGAAATGCTTGATCTTGCAGCTCTGACGTACCCGCAGTAAGCGGTCCCATATAAGCCTGATACGGCTCGTTCGCTGCAGCAGCGCCTTGCCCAAGCATATTAGTAACATAAGGACCAGCGTAGTTAGATATAGAAGATTCAACCCCTGTTTTAATGGGGTTTTCGTTAGTTGTAGCAACATCGCCTATAATAGACATAATTTACCTCACGCTGGTAAGAATTTTTTAGGGTCTATTTCTTTACCCTGTTTATCGTTGCCTGTACGAACTTTACGCACACGGGCCATCATCTTAGTTAAAACTTTTGCGCCTGCATCAGAGTTGCCGTTACCAAGGTGGCTTACCACATCTGCAGGTATAACAAATTCACCATCACTTAATGCCGCTTCTTGCACGCCATCTATGTTCGCTGGTATCTTGTCAGCCATTCCATCAGTTGCGCCGTTAAGGTATTTGCCCTTCTTGAGTGCTGCTATACCGCCTGCAGCCATACCTACAGTATTACCTTGTGCGTCGTAAGTTGGCACAGGTAGTTGGTCTATAACAGAAGACGCTCCTTGCGCTGCTGTTGTTGTTTCTTTTTGTGCAGGTACTACGGGTAATGGTCTTGTTTGTCGAGCAGGATTAGCTGCGTTTAATGCTGCAAGCCCTGCCGTTGTTTCTGGTTCTGGTGCAACGTAGTCTGCTTTGGGTATATACTGTGTACCAGTAAAGTACCGTTGACCCCCACTTCCGGGGCGTCTGGTGGGGTCATATGTGTTTGGTACACGACTGCGTTGTGCTACAAGCTCTGGAACTTGACCCTGATACCCTAGCATATTACTACTACTGTCACTATCCAATAGACCTAACATACTAGCACCGAAACCTAACGTAGAATAAGCCCTGTCCTTATCTGTAAACCCTTGGCTATTGGAGAGATCATTAAAATCTATATCAATGCCTGTTAAATCTGAAAGCCAACTCATTGCATTTCTCCAAGTATTCTTAATAGTCTATCATTTTCGTCCTCTATTTGTCCACCTCGTACAAAAGTTTTCTTGTTAGGGTTTGCAAATGGGTACACGTACTCGTTATCGTTTTCTAAATTAGGAAAAATACTGCTAAAATCATATATGTAATTTGATTTCTTAGCTTCAGGTGTTTCTATATTAACACGACGAGTGTTAGGGGTCATGCCTAACTGACGCAATATGTTTTCTTCAGGTGTTTCTTTTTCTTCTTCAGGTACTTCAGTTTCAACTTCAGTTTCTACCTGTGTGTCCACGTTAGTGTTTACATCAGTTTCAACTTCAGGATCAACGGTAGGATCAACAACAGGATCAACTTGCTGTGTTATATCTATATCTTGGTCTTGTTTTATTAAATCTATAAGTTCCTGTGTAGTGTCTTGTTCTGTCGTGGTATCTTGTTCTGTCGTGGTATTCTGTTCTGTTGTAATATTCTCTATAGCCGCAAGGTCTAGCAACAGGTCTACATCTGAATCTGTAACTTGTGATTCTGTTTTACCTGTAAACTCTGTTACTGCATCTATGATTTCTTGATTTACCGGCGTTGCAGTGTCTTTCGCTACGTCAAGCGTAGGCTCAACTGCAGGCGTAACTTCTTCTGTGGGTGTGGTTGTAGGTTCTAGTATTTCTAATATGTCTTGTTCTTCTGTGGGTGTAACTTCTTCTGTTACTTCTTCTGTTACT